ATGATCTCTGCAATGGAGTTAGAGAACGCCTCGCCCACTTCCATCCCGATAGCCGCCATGCGGTGGGCTGCTTGGTTAGGCGGGAAGATCAAGCCGCAATGGGAGAGATAGACCTTGGTAGGTATGGTTGCCCCGGCGGGGATCAACATCACAGTACGCTGCTTCTTCCAGCTATTGCCTTCAACTATACGGGATGTAGACGCGGCAAGGTCTTGGTTATGGTGACCGCCGTCTAACGAGACTATTTGGGGTTTCAAACAGGGGCCTCCATGAGCACTACAGGAACTGTCGTTGCACCGCCTTCGATGTCTCCCACACTACAGCACAGGGCTTTCTGTGCGGGAAGTTCAAGTAGTACTATATATTCAACATCGCCCAAATAAAACTTGGTATACGAAGAAAAGTCATCAATATTCATAGTTATACCGTGTTATATCCAAACGCTACCATAGGAAAACGTTGAGCGAGAGAGTTAGACCCTCGGATCTCCGTAAACGCTATCGACCCCGGAAGCGCGGTTGTTGACGCACTATAGAAGCCCTGACCCAACGTAAGTTGAGCAGTTGCGTTTGAAGCAACACCGAACGCCCCTGAGAAGTTAGTATTGATTTGTGAAGCAAGATACTGCGAGAACGAGCAGTTTGCACCCCCCGTTGTAGTCCGCATCATGTTCGCAATCCAATACCGCCCGCCGGAAACTGATGTACTCCAAGGATACGTAATGTTGCGCCATCCATTATAAGACGCGCTATTTGCTATACCAGAGAACGTGATAGCCGCCGTAAACGACGTTGAGTGCGCGAGAGAAATTGAGCTAACATTTCTGGAGTACAAACCTAACCAGTTAGATATCGTAAACGATCCGGTTGAGTTCGTTGCAAAGGAAAAGTTAATCGGCATCGCTACCATGTTTAGCGTCAGGTCCGGGAAGAGATCCGGGTCCAGCGCAAGCGTACCTTGACCGATCAGTCCGGTCACAAGCGGGTAGTCACCGTGCGGTGAGTAGCCTGACGCAATAACCCCCCCGCCACCATTAACACTCGCCGTAACCGTCGAGCCGTCCAGACCAAACGACACCCCGTTAGAGTTACTGAAGACAAAATTAGACAGGTTGTTGGAAGTCGTCCCCGCTGAAATGTTGACGTTGGTCAGGCTCGTAGCAACACTGGCTGTTATGGTGTGAGCCGCGCCCGCGCCAGTACTTAGCCCGAATGAAATCCCGTTAACATCGGAGAACGAAAGCTGTCTTACGGGGTTAGCGTTAGTTGTGCCCGCAGTTACAATAAGCCCCCAAGCAGCGGTAATCCGCGTACTTACGGGATCAAAACCAAAAGTAAGCTGGTTGCCGGTACCAAAATAGACAGTACCCGCAGCGGCAACGCCCGTGCTACCCCCACCTGTAACTCCGACCGCGTTACCCGCACCAGCAGCGGCGGTGAGATAAGCGGGAATAGCCATAGTAAGGCCATTAGTCCCCAACGCCGCTGTAATTGCAGTGCCTGCTGTTGTAGTGCTAGAGAAGCCCGTACCCGCTATATTTCCAGCAGCTTGAGTCTGAACAGACTGAGTAGTCAGATAAGCCGGTACGCCGAGGTTAAGGCCGTTGGTACCCAAAGCACCTGTAATTACAGTTCCGGCTGTTGTAGCAGTAGTAAAGCCCGTACCAGCTATAGCTCCTGACGCTTGGGTCTGAACGGTCTGGGTAGTGATTCCGTTATGGCTAGCTGTGATCTGGTTACTTCCAGACATCCCGAACGTAATGCCGTTGGAGTTAGCAAAGTTTACTGTACCGGTAGATACAGACTGCGTACCTGCGGAGAACGCCGCGCCGCCACCGCCCGCACCGCCAATGATAGATATCGTGCTTCCAGCAGTGGAGATTGTGATGTTTGCACCGGCCACAAGGCTCGATGTAGCTGGGGCTGAGATAGCTATCTGAGAGTTGTTAGTACCCGACAGGGTGAGGTTTATCCCTGAGAAGTTAAGCGTGCTACCAGAAGCAGTTGTATTACCTGATGTATTGCCAGACAAGTTGGCGTACATGACTCCGCCGCCACCGGGGGGAGCTACAGATATCGTCAATCCGTTAGAGTTAAGCGTTACAGAGGCATTATTAGCTGATGTGTTTGTACCAGCGTACCCACCAGCATTCAGACTTATGCCGCTGGAGTTAACAGTCCACGTAACGTTTGTGCCCGCCGTGTTAAGGCCAACAGCATCATTAGATGCACGGGCAGTGGTGAGGTAGTTACCCGTAGTTTGGAGATACGTACTGATATTCGACGCGAGTCCAAAGGTAATGGATGACCCGGCGGTAGAGGAAGACAGACTGGAGCCTACGTTAAAGCTAATTTGTCCTGACGAGCCATTGACGTTGGAAACGTAGGAAGTGGGTACCGTAGGTACCGTGTAGCTAGCTGTGATCCGGGTACTCCCGGACATCCCAAACGTGATGCCGTTGGAGTTAGAAAAAACTATTGTCCCAGAGGTAGCGGTCTGCGTACCCGCCGCCGCTGCGATACCCCCGCCTCCGGGCGCTGCTACAGATATCGTCAATCCATTAGAGTTAAGCGTTACAGAGGCATTATTAGCTGATGTGTTTGTACCAGCGTACCCACCAGCATTTAGACTTATGCCGCTGGAGTTAACAGTCCATGTGACGTTTGTACCGGCTGTGTTAAGGCCAACAGCATCATTAGACGCACGAGCAGTGGTGAGGTAGTTGCCCGCAGACTGCAACGCGGTAGTAATGTTACTAGCAAGTCCAAAGGTAATGGACGACCCAGCAGTGGAAGAAGACAGACTGGAGCCTACGTTAAGACTGATCTGTCCTGACGAGCCATTGACGTTGGAAACGTAGGAAGTGGGTACCGTGTAGCTAGCTGTGATCTGGTTACTTCCAGACATCCCAAACGTGATGCCGTTGGAATTAGCGAAGTTTATTGTCCCGGAAGTAGCTGTCTGGCCCCCCGCAGCGGCGGCTACTGCTTGGGCATTTATCGTCAGCGTACTGCCAGCCGTCGATAGAGAAATATTGTTCCCCGCCGTTACGTTAGATACTGGCGAAGTTGTATAACTAGCTGTGATCTGGTTACTACCGGACATCCCAAACGTGATGCCGTTGGAATTAACAAAGTTAACTGTCCCGGAAGTAGCCGTCTGGCTACTTGCACCAATGGCTACACCGCCACCTCCAACAGCCGCAGTAAGGTACGCGGGAATAGCCATAGTAAGGCCATTAGTCCCCAACGCTGCTGTAATTGCAGTCCCCGCTGTTGTAGTACTGGAGAAGCCCGTACCCGCTATATTTCCTGACGCCTGCGTCTGAACAGATTGAGTAGTCAGATAAGCAGGTACGCCAAGGCTAAGACCAAGGCTATTATGAGTTCCTACAATGGCTGTACCAGCGGTTGTTGTACTGGAGAAGCCTAAGCCAGCTATATTTCCAGAAGCTTGAGTCTGAACAGATTGAGTAGTCAGATAAGCAGGTACGCCAAGGCTAAGACCATTGCTGTTGTTAGTTCCAACGATGGCTGTACCAGCAGTTGTAGTACTGGAGAAGCCCGTACCCGCTATATTTCCTGACGCCTGCGTCTGAACAGATTGGACTGTGATTCCGTTATGGCTAGCCGTGATCTGGTTACTTCCAGACATCCCAAACGTGATGCCGTTGGAATCAGCAAAAGACACCGTGCCAGTAGATACAGACTGAGTACCTGCGGATACAGCTACACCACCCCCACCTCCACCCGTACCATAGACAATAATTGTACTGCCCGTACCAGACAGGCTTACGTTACCTGAACCTTGAAATACGACGTTGGTCCCGCTGACAGTGCTGGCACCGAGCGTGTTGCCCGAGAGGGTGTAGTACTGATTGTGAGCCGAGTTCCAGTCAGAGGGGCGAACAATGTTAGTGTTCGTGCCGTCAGAGATAGCGTTAGAAAATGCGTGTGATATGGCCATATAGTTACGCTGCTAACCAAGCTAAAGTTACACCTAAGGCAGCCGCTGCGGGACGAATGGCGACAGTATACTGAACGTGTGCGTTAGGTCCGCTTAATGTCCACGCACTGGGCGTTTCAGTTGTAGTGTTCAAAAGACGCTCACAAGATTCGGTAGTTACTCGTGAAGTTCCTGTACCCGCTGCGCGTGTTGGGTTGGTATAGCTGGTGGAGTAAGTAGAAACTGTCGGAGTGCTGTTTATATGCGCTACGGCGAGCCAGAGAGTATCAAGGGCTCCCCATGAGGGAGCGAGCGCAGAAAACGTGACTGTTGCCGTGGAGCCCGTAGTCACAGCCGTTTCAACAGAAGACTCACACCCCGTGATCTGCCAGATCGTCCACGCTACTTGTGCGGCGACACTAAGTGTTATGGAAAGTGCCGCGCTGCCTTCCGTTCCATCTGCTACTTTGGAGAACAGCATCCCCCGCACAGATGTACCATTCGTATTGTTTGCAACCGTAGTCCAAGTACCAGCAGTGGTGTTATCCCACGTAACCGTAACGCCAGAGCCCCCACCGGACGTAAACGCTATAAAAAGAAAGTCACCCGCGTTGATCGTAGCGGGAAGCGTGACCGTGTGGCTCGTAGCTGTGGCTGAAGACGCTCCGGTGGTTCTAGTCTGGACGGTTGGGAATGCCATGATTAGGTTCCCGCCTTAGAAGGCAGCAAGCCTGTCGGGGTGTAGAACGTATACACGTTATCAGGTTTAGGACTTATGAACGTGTTTGAATAAATCGGGCCTTCGGACCACTCTGGGGGGTTTGCGCCATAATTTTCAGAAAATGAAGTCCCTGTTGTGATCGCTGGGGAAAAATTAGTGTAGTTGCTATCCCGTACTGTATTGTTCCTACAACCTCTTGTTGATTCAACTGCGGGATAACCCGTCCACGCAGGGATATTATTATATATAGTTCTTTCTACAATTACGTATTCAGACCCCTCTACAGCAGTGGTACCTTGAGGAGAAAGCTGTACGGGCCATGTGGTTCCTGTTTCTGCACCGTCGCCAATTAAATTATCCGCTGCAACAATATAACGCGAAGCCGGATTTAATGTTTCCGCAGAATTAATTACAGCACTGAGTGGATCAATACCATTAGCCCTTATAGTAAGGCCGTGTTTTGGACCCCCGCCACCACCGTAGTCATGAAACCAATTACTCCCGATGAACGCATACTGAGCGCCTTGCACCCTGCAACCATGCTCTCGGGGCCGTGTAGACGAACAGCCGAGAATAGCAAGTTGATAAGTCTGCGTAAAAAACGGGAGGTCTAAAGTTAAACCGTCAAAAGGGCACTCCCAGTAAAAAATTCTGCGGGGCCTATCCCACGTAACGCTGGGATTTCCACTGTAGCGTGCTGTTAATAGAGTACCCGTAGTAGGGTTTTGTCCTGAACACTTATAAAATAAACAATCACTTCCACCAACAGAGGCACTTAGTTCGTCTTTTGAGTTCAACTGAGAAAATATAACTTTGGCCCCAGTCGTAGGGGTTGTCCCAGTAGTATAGTTAAACCGTAAACTACTTACGATGGGGTCCGCACCGCTTCCTGTTTTTGCTAAATAAACATTTTGAATGTTTATTATATTTACTATTGCAGACGCTAAAGTTGAATAATCCTGCCCCGCCTCAAGAAGATATCGGGTGTTACTCGCCCACGTAGGCCATGCGGTTATTGATGAACGAACCAGCGTTGTGGTTGTGCGGCCCCCGGTTGTCCAGTAGGTGTCAGGGTCTTCCACCACAACCGTTATGAATTTATCTTGGTACGTCCCACTGGGTAGCTGCGCTCTTACACTCGCGGTGTACGTGCCGGGGGTCTCGTAGACATGAGCCGCTACCGGCCCGCCTATTTGATTACCTTTCGGCTTACCAGAATATGTCCACGTACCGGGGGTCGTAGGAGTGGCATAGCCAAAGTCGAAGTGATACCCAGCTTCCCGAAAGGCTTCATACCCTACGGACGTTGTACCAGTAGCATCAAAGAACACCGCAAGCGGCGCAGGCCCGGTAATGGTCCCTGTGTTGGTAACTTCCTGACCCCAGCCAGAGGCTGTAAGAGAAGCACTGAGGCTAATTACAGCCCAGCCGGGAAACGGTATCAGGGCCACGGGTTAACCCCGCACTACTCGCAGGATCGCCGTAGTAGAAGTCGCTGCGGGGAACTGGACAGTGAAAGTGTTCGTTGCCGTTTTGTCAGCCCCGAAGTCCAGTATAGCGACGGCTTGGTTAGCTTCCGCTGTGTTGTAGATCATCCCGCCCCGTGCAGTGAACGAAGCGGGGGACCAGACAGCATTGCTGAACGAAATGTAGGTGATGCCATCTACCGTAGCCGGTGCAGCCAACAGAGTAAGCAGAACCCCACCCGCTGTGTAACCCCCACCAGATACTTCATTAGTGGTTGTGTAAACCGTTGTAGAGCCATCCAACGTCGCTGAACTTGTATACAGCGCAAGATAGAACGTACCCGTGAGTACGTAGGCTTGGAACGCGTCGGTGGTGGTCTGTGTGATAGCCATCAGTTCACCGGCTGTCTGAATTGACCCGACCGGTAGGCATCCTGACGCTCCATGCCGTCTCCGAGGCGTTTCGCCATACCAAGAGCTTCTTTGTACTTGGCATCATAAAGCTGCAAAAGATCGTTCTCACCCTTCAGATACGTGTACGCCTCAACAAGTGACCCGTACAACAGTACGGGGTCAAAGTTATCTCCGAGCCATGTTTGCCCGGATGCAGCTTCTGTTATCGACTCAGGGTAGAAGAAGTAGTGAAGCTCCATCGTATAGCCAGACCCCGGAGTGGGTCCGAGAATAAACGACAGTTCCGTGGGGGCGGCTGATTGTGGACCAAACAGCGCGTAGTACCGGGGAACCCCCGTAGTCGCAGGCGACGTATATGCCTCACGGATGAAGTTCACATCCTTGTTCAAGAGGTACGAATATGCCCCGGTACTAGCAATAACAGCGAGAGAGTACACCGCGAGGAAGTCATCTGGGCAGCTTAGGTACGCATTCCCCGAAGTAACGGTACCCGTCACGTTCTTACGCAAAGACGGAAACTGCACCGTATTAAAGATGCGCGTCTCAGCCTGACGGATAAACGTAGGTATCTGCGCTGCAAACGTCGTATCGGGGTTCTCGACGTATGCTGCTATCGCTGCCTGTAACTCGGTGTAGTTCATAACGAACTCACGCCATAGGACCGCGTGCAGTGACCCCTTTAGTAGCCGCACCATTGCCGCGAGTTTTTACGCCCGTGGTCTTTACACCCGTTTGCGGATACCCATTTTTTCCAAGCGGGTTTTTGTTTGGCTGGGGCTGCTTGTATGTAGTGGTAGCCATGTCAGCCTCCCCGACGCCCAGACGACTTGCTTTGGTTAGCTATTTTGGCGCGATTACGCCCCAGCTTGAGCATCTGCATGTTGGTCTTGCCACCAGCAGCATAACCCTTAGTTTTTCCGCCGCACGCTTTGCCTTTCATAGATATCTCCTTATGTTACCGCTACAGTAACCGACCCTAAATACAGAGTCGATCTAATATAGTTCGGGGTGAGTAATTGGTCAGGATTTGTACTGCCACCTACAGGAGCCCACCCCCACTGGATTATCCGGCTACCTTCACCAAGATTTCCATTAGCTAGTGTACCAGACACTTCGTAGGTTGTATCTCGACGGGGATTACGCAGGGCTTGTGGGTCATTGACCGGATACATCCCTAACTGAAGCTGCGGGTGGTCGGGACTCCAGCACGTTGAACAAGCTAGAAGATTTACAACTTTAGTTTTAACTACCAAAGGTTTTAAATCTTTTAATTTATAACGGAACCCACAAATATCGCATTGTGCTATTGCGCGTTTACCTATTGCAAACTGATTAGACACAAATCACCTACCAAACATATAGCGCGGTACAAACCGCACAGGAGCCTTCTCACGGTCTTCTTCAGCCGCGTTGTTCCATGCCTCGTCGTACTGGGCCTTGAGTACGTCCATGCGAACCATAGCGTCTGGTATCTTCATGGACAAGTAATAAGCTAGACCACAGACAAGTGCGGGGAAAAACCTAAACGGTACGTCCATCGTGTTAACACCGTCCGCTGCGTCTTGAATACGGCGGAGCCTCCAGTAGATAAACGTATAGGTCTGGGACGAATCAGGTGTCGGCCAGACTGTTATCTGCGGAGTGTTCAGTCGCTGAATCCAGACTTGAATCGGGCGTCCCGTAGAAGTCTTTGTCGGAATACTTGAATAGGTAGAAGAACTGATACGCGAGATGGTTATATCAGCCTGCGTTGTACCGCTGCCGGTGCGAATAACATGATCTAAAAGGTCAACAGTATCTGCGGGAAGTGCGTATGTAGCCGTACCGGGAGTAAGCGTGACAGTCCCTTGCTCCAGCGTCCAGAGGTTAATCCCTCTGTTCGCCCACTCTTGGAACATGATGTTCAGTGATCTACGTGCAGTGCGAAAGTCATAGCCTGACCGCAACTCAGCACCGCAACGCTCAAACGCCTCTTCGATTATTTCGGAAAGGTCTAGATTAAATGTAGCGGTGCCAGAGGTAGCCATATCAATACTGACGCCCGTAGCCGCCGTAGCCACCCATTTGATTTCCCATCATACCAGCGTAACCGCCTTGTCCGCCGTAGCCACCCATACCCGCGTAACCGCCCATTTGACGCGGCTGCATCATCGCTGCGTAACCACCT